CGGTCGCCGCCGCGCTCAGCGGATTCGGCGTCATGCCGTCGTCGTCGTCGTTCGTGGTTCCGTTTCGCGTGGTCATCGTGCTGTGCTGGCCGCTGCCGGTCGCCGCGGTACTCATACGAGTCGGCGTCGAAGCCGAGGACTCGGTCGCGTCCGTGCCGTCCTCGCCATCGTTCGCGCGAGGCGCGCCACAGCCATCCTCGATACTGCACTCTCCGACCTGATGCGGGAGAAGCGCGAGGTGGTCCGGGCGGAGATGCCGCTGCGTGAACGCATACTCCTCGCCGTTATACGATCCCGCCGACTCCTCGGGATCGAAGAAGTACGCCGTACTGACTTCGAGGAGCGAGTCGGACGCGCTCGCCTGCGCGCTAATCTCCGCGGAGGCCTCGGGGAGCGCGTCGAGCGCGTCCCCTATCGCCTCCCGGTCGGACTCGGGGAGATGCTGGGCGAGTCGCGCGAGCGGCGCGCCATAGACGGGATCGTTCTCGGCGAGCGCGACGGACTTCGGGACGCTCACCCACGTCTCCCCGAGGAGACGGACGCGCCCGCCATCGTTCGCACTCTGGTTCGCGTTCGCGCCCGCCGTCGTCGTCGAGGCTTCGACGTTATAGAAGCGTCCGACGGACTGCGTCTGGACGCGCTCGGGTGTCGCCGCGCTCACGTACTCGCCGTTCTCGGTCGGGTGGCCGACCGGGAGCGGCCTGTCGTTGAACGCGGCGGCCGCCGCCTGAATCTCCTCGCCAGGGAGGTACGCGCCCTTCAGGACGCTTTCTTGTACCGCGACCACCGGCGCGACGACATGGGGCTGTCCCTCATAGGTGTCGACGCGGACCTCCGCGTCGCTATTGAGGGCAGCCGCGAACGTAGCAAACTTCATGCGTATGTGTCGAACCGGATCGTGGCCGTAATCGTACCGCGCGATACTACCGTTGACCGTTGACCGGAAGGGGCCGATGATGGCCCCGAGACGCCATCGGGGGAGTCGAACCCCCGGAGATACCACTATGGCGCGAAGTCGCGCGAGCAGGCCGCACCGTGACGCTCACAGCCCGCACGACGAGGAGCAGCGTAGACCGCTGCGGGCTTCACCTCGACTATGATCCTCCCGCGGACGCCCGGCTCACCGGACTCCACGTACACCGGCACGCGGGATGGAGGGGGAGGAGGCCGCGCGCATCCGCTACCGTATAGGTCGCGCCGTCGAGACTCGCGCACTCCTCGCAGACCTGATTATCCCCGGCGGTCGTGTATTCGAGGACAATCTGGAGGTCGCCCTGACTCCCCAGAATCCGCTCATACCGATTCAGCGCGCCCTCATTATATGCATGAACGACCTCCGTGCGAGCGATGAGGTTCGCCCGCCGGAGGCCAATCGCGTTCACGCGCTGCGTGAGGTCACGTGCTATCGACCGCGGCCCCTGCCCCGCCAGCATCCCCTCGGTCAGAACGCGCGCGACGTCCGACCCGACCGCCGCGTTCACGCCCGATAACAGCTCGAACTGGCGCTGATAGAAGACCGAGAGGGTATCCTGATGGATCGGGAGGCTGAAGGCATCCCCGAGGTCGACGTCCGATACCGAGTAGCCCGACCCACGGAGGCGGGCGTTCGCATGACTGACGCCCCGCCCGTACGCATAGCGGACGTAGTCGCTCGTCCAGCGATTCGCGGGATTCGCCGCGGACTGCCCGCCGAGAACGACCGCGTCCTCCGCCTGCTGAAGCCACGCCCGGAACGCTTGGATGCGTTCAGCATCACTCGGGAAGGTATAGCCGGGCTGCGCGGGCAGCGGGACGTCCGGGACCGGGAGGGGGTCGGGCCGCGGCGTCACCCCATGCTGTCCGGCGTTCCCGCCGAGGCCGCGCGTCCCACTCCCCGACTGCGTCCCATCGGCACGCCCGAAGTAGTCCTGGTCGACGACGACCGTCCGAATCCCGCCCTTGATCGCTCGATACCGCTTCCGCAGCTGGGCGGCGTACTGATCGCGGAGTGTCTGTGTCCGCGTCGGGTCACTCGACGCGACGGCGAGACGCGAACTCGCGCGATTCGCCGCGAGGACTCCCGCTCCCGCTCCCGCTCCCGCTCCCGCTCCCGCTCCCGGATGCGTATGTTCGTCTCGGGTTCTCTCACTCGAACTCATAGATGGATCGGAGGTGGGTGGATTAGATTAGAGGTCGTCGAGGCCGTCGACGTCGATCCCGTCGCGGCCGTCGACGTCCTCGCGGCGGACGCGATAATTCCCGCCGTCCGTCTGATGGACGAGCGGATGACCGGGATCGAAGAACGCCCAGTCACGATAATCATAGCGGATCGCGAGCCGCGGCTGCGCGCCGAACTTCGACGCGAAATGCCGCAGATTCTCGACTTCGCGCTCGTCGAGATAGATGGGCTTCTCGCTCGATGCTTTCGCCTCGAACGCATACGTCCGCTCGCCATTCCCCGCGAGGACGTCCGGGAGTTCGCGCTGGGTCGCACTCCCCGAACTCGGGGCGCGCATCACGGCCCAGCCCCGCTCGTCGAGTTCGTTCACGAGTTCGCGTTCACGGCGGTCGCCCTTCCGATTCGTCGGCATCCTAGTCGCCCCCGCTCGCGGTCGCCGAATCACTCCCGTCCTCGGTCCCGGTCCCATCCGAGACGTGGATGCGTGTCGGATTCGCCGACGGGATGCGATTCAGGAGGCTGCCGAGCGACCGGACGCCCATCGACGTACTCATGCCGATCCCGCGAACATGGAGGTCGGGCCGTCTCGATAACGGACTGACCTCGCGATGCGGATGCAGGATGAACGCGCCCTCAGGGTCCGAATCATCCTCGTGCCAGCCCCGGACGTGGAGTTGCATCTGGACGAGCGGGACGCCCGCAACATCCTCGCGACCACTCGGACGCCGCATATTCAAGTCCTCCGAGTACTCCTCGTAGGAGAGTAGCCAGCCCGCCTCGAAATTCTCCCGTTCGAGGCGCGTGCGGAACTCGTCGAGCGAGAGTCCCGTGACGCGATACCCCTCCTCGGCGGGCCGCGGGATCGTAAAGACGTTCGAGCGAAGCCACCGGATCACTCGGCGGAACGCCCGAACCGGGAGCGCACGCGCATAGTCGGACGCCGTCGGCGACGGCGGCCGGACGGGATCGGGATTCTCGCGACGGGCGCTCACGCCGACCCCCGATCCCGACCATGCTCGACGCCACGCCCGATCCGCGGGACCTCGTCACGATAGAGGGCTTCCGCGTGAACGTACGTATCCGAGACGAGGTATTCGTAATTCCGCCGCTGATCGTTATACGCATAGCCCGAGCCATTATCCTCGATCCCGCGGAGGACCACGCCGCGCTCGCCGGGGTCGGGCGGCTCCCATGCGCCCCGCGGATCATCCCGAACCCGCGAGAACACCGGGAGGGGATAATACGGATTCTGCCGCGGGTCATTCCCATCAAAGATGAGGCGTTCGACCTCCGGCGAGCGCTCGACACCGTCGTCACGCCGATCCCCGTCCTTATTCGCGCTCATTCGCGCTCACCCCCCAATCCATCGTTCTCAGTCTCGACGGCGTCCCCGGCTGCGTCCTCGCCACCATCCGTCGTCGCGTTCGCGGCCCGTCCGCGCAGCTCGTCGAAGTAGTCGCGAACGGCCGCCGCATCACCGCCCGCTTCGAGGTCGTCCGGCATCACGCCATTCCCCGCCCCCGTCCCGCCATCAGTCGGCGGCGTATCGCCTTCGGGGCCGGGCGGCGGACTATCCGCGGGGCCGCCCGACGTGTCGCCCGGAATATTCGTCGGGTCCTGTACGCGGTCCGCGCCGGGCGGGGCTTCGCCGGTTTCCGCGCCGACCTCGGGGTCCCAGCCGAAGATTTCTTGGCGGACCTCCCCGACCGTCGCGAGGCCCGCCTGCATCAGGCCGGTCGCCGCCGAGTTGAACGCCGTCGCCTTCGACGACATCACATCCGCTTCTTCGAGTTCGGATAGCTCGAAGAGGTCCGGCCAATCTATCTCGTAGCGGTCCGCGCTCGACGCCGGGGGGAGAATCCCGAACGCGATGAGTCGATCAAGGAACGGCCGGAGGAGGTGGGGTTCCGCGAAGTGCTGCTGGCGTTCGCTGATATGGCCGAGCCACGCCGCTCGATCCTGCGTACTCGCGAGTTCGCCGCGCTCCGATCCCGTGAGGATGCGCTTCGGCATCTTGATCGTGCCCGCGATGAGCTGGAGGAGGAGGTCAGCGATACCACTCGGATTCACGTCCTCGCCGCCGAGGCGTTCAACGTCGACCCCGGCGAGTTTCAGGAACGGCTGAAGGCCGTGATAATAGGCTTCGGCTTCCTCCTGAATATCGTCTTGGAGGTCGCGGCGCTGCTCCGTCCCCATCGACCCCAAGGCGTCACTATCCAGATTCAGCGCGAGGCCGTAGTCCGCGCCCCGCCAGAAGAGTTCCGCAGATGCGCCCGTGACCTTTTCGAGGTCCATGAGGCGATTATAGACGGCCTCAAGGCGGGGGCGGTCGGGTTCAACGAGGAGAACGCGGTCCGGGTGGACGTCACGCGCCCGATAATCCGTCTCGATCTTGATGCTCGTCCCCGAGAGCGTATCCATCGCGGCGAAGTCGATCCGATAATTCAGGGGGTCGCCGAACTCCGCGCTCGTCTCGTCATCATTCAGCGTGACCTTCTGAATCGCGCCCTCATGGCATGGCGTCAGGTACGCGATAGCGTCACCCGGCGCGTCGGGAAGCGAGGCGGGGTCGACCGGCTCACTCAGGGGGTTCCCGTCCGCGAATCCGATCACGAGCGCGCCGACGTTCCCGATCCCCGCATACCGATCCGTATTACGGAGGGCTTCGAGAACGCCCGTCTCGTCGTGGAGTTCGCGAATCCCCGCCTCGAACGGCGTTTCCTCCTGACTATCATCATCATCCGAGACGTCCGGCCACTCCTGCCACGTCTTATCAGCGGGCGCGTCCACGATTCGGCGCGCGACGTCCTGCCGGAGGTAGCGCTGGAGGTAGTCGCTGAACGCGATTGTGTTATCGTAGCCGAGCGTATCGTAGAGGTCGCGCTTCCCGCCGTACTGCGTCGGGTCGGCGAAATAATTCGCGAGCAGCTGCCGGGTCGCCGCGCTCGGCGTCCCCCGCGTGTTCGCGCCGAATCCAGCCCCCGTCCCCGTCCTCGCCCCCTGCCCGCTCGCCGTTCGGTCGTCGTTCGTCGACTCGTCCGCGTTCCCGCCAGTATCGTTCTCGTTCGTATTACTCATAGTGTTCGGTCGTGCCTCCTACCACGTTCCGACGTACTTCTGCCCCGAGCGAGGCTGCTGCGCCGCGAGCATCAGGGCGTCCACGGTGTCGTCATGGTGTCCATCGGGCGCGTGATACCGGACGTTCCCCGACGGGGTCGCATCGTACTCGAAGACTTGGAGTTCGTTCACGAGCGCCGGTATCTCCGGGTACTCGATCTCGCCCTGTTCGAGGCGGGTCGCCAGCGTCTCGACCATATCGCGCTTCGACTGATTCGTGAACTTGATCGGGCGGACTTGGACGCCCGCATCCACGAGGTCCTGCACGAGCTTGTTATCCCGCGAGGCGTCCACGTAGCACGTATGCGGGACGCAGCGCTCGGCGACCGCCTCTATCGTACTCTGAATCTTCGTCCACGTCACCCCGGTTTCGCGCTCGAACGCGGCGAGTCGGCCGTGATGGTCGAGGGCTATCGTCACCGCGTAATTCTGCGTGCGGGCGAGGTCGACGCCGATCTGATAGGGTCCCTCGAAACTCGTCTCCTCGAAGTACTGCTCGGGACTCAGCGGGCGGCCGTTCGCGTCCGTCGCGATGTTCGCGCGGACGTCCCGGAAGACACCCCCGGAGTCGTCGATGAACTCCGCGAGGTACTCCTGCTTGAACGCGCGCTGCGGCATCGACTCGCGCGCGTCCTCGATCTCGCTATCGGGGACGAACGGATTATCATACGAGGTCGCATGATACGCCGCGTACTGGGGGTGGTTCGCGGTGTCTTCGCCGCGGACGAACACGTCATGGAACCAGTTCCGGCCCTTCGGCGTCCCGATAATCAGCGCGTGGCCGAGCGTGTCCGAGAGGCTGGGCCGGAGTTCATCGTACCACGCCGTATTCGGGTGACTCCCGGCTTCGTCGATGACGACGTAATCGACGCCGCGCCCACGGAGGGAGTCTTCGCGGTCCGAACTCCGAAAACTGATCTCGGTCCCATTCGTCAGGGCGATACGCCGCGGGAAGCGTTTGCGACTCCGCTCGTCGTCGATCAGGGCCGGGGGGATTATCTTCTTGATGCGGTCGTAGCCGAGTTCGTTCGCGTCCTCGTAGGTGGGGGCGACCCACCAGACGATAGAGTCGGGGACGCCCATCGCGTATTCGGCGCACTCGTGATTCGCCATCTCTGTCTTCCCGAAGCGGCGTCCGGCGGCGACGACGCGGAAGCGCGTCGAGTCG